GAGACTGCGCGCGGCTGCGCCTATAGCGGCTCTGTCGCAAATATTGGCGGGCTAGTATTCTTTATTTCTGATGATGGCTTCTATGCTTTCGATGGCTCAAAAAGCCAGCCCATAGGCGCCGAAAAGGTCAACCGCTTTTTCCTTAATGACATGGATTTAGCTTATACGTCAAAAATGTCGGCTGCCGTTGACCCAACGCAACAAGTGGTCGCTTGGTCATATGTCAGCAACGCATCGCCGGACGGCGAGCCTGATCGCATGATCGTTTTCAATTATACTTTAGGCCGCTGGTCATTGGTTGAGGTTGGCGCCGATATTATTGCGCCATTTTTTACAAGCGGGCAGGATTTGGAATCGCTTGATGCGTTTTATGGGAACCTAGACGCTGCCGGAACTATTGTTGATTCCCATTTGTTCAAAGGCGGGTCTTTTGTTTTTGGCGGTGCATATCAAAAGAAGCTTCACGCCTTTTCTGGCGCGCCTATAGCCGCAACATTTGAAACCGCAGAGTTTCCTGTCGCAAAAGACAAACATGCGCTGGTCACAAGAACGGTTCCACATTTTACCGGCGGCAGCGTTTCGATGCAAGTTGGTGCGCGTGACCGTCACGATGATCCTGTTGTTTTTGACGCAGGCAGCGCGCTGACGGATGAAGGCTTTTGCGAGCATCGGGTGCAAGGCCGTTTCCATCGCGCCAAGATGACTATTTCTGGCAATTGGGAAAACGCGCAAGGCTTGGACATAGAGGGGCGGCCACTTGGCAGACGTTAATTTTAGGCGGCTTCCATACGAAGCAAACGATCCGCGTGAAGTCAGCCTTGTTGTAAACAATATTTTGGCCGGCAAGCTTAACTCAACCGGCACTGTCACGCTTGCTGCAAACGCAGCATCAACTGTCGTTGCAGATGATCGCGCTGGCTATGAAAGCGTCATCCTGTTTATGCCAACAACCGCAGCGGCAGCCTCAGAGCAGGCCGGCGGTGCAATGTTTGTCTCATCGCGCGGCAAACAAACCTTTACGGTCACACATGCAAACACAACGTCAACAACAAGAACATTCGACTATATCATTATCGGCTGAGTGGGATCGTTGCGCTGGCTGGATACAAGCAGCGTTAGACCATGCGCACGGAACGCACACGCTTGCCGATGTTTTTGACATGGTTGAACGCGGCGATGCGCAATTCTGGCCGTTCCATAACGCGGCAATCGTCACTGAAATAGTCCAATATCCGCAATTTAGAACACTTCGGTTTTGGCTGGCGGGTGGCAATCTGAAAACATTAGTTGAGGCTGAACCAGCTTTGGTCAATTGGTCAAAAAGTTGGGGATGCAAATCTGTTGAAATAGTCGGGCGGCGTGGCTGGCACCGCGCTCTAAAAGGTTACAAGCCGACTTCAACAATCATGGCAAAGGAAATCGAAAATGAGTAAAGGCGGCGGAACTCCATCAACAGTGAACACACAAGTTGAGCCACCATCATATGCAAAACCATTTCTGGAATTTGGGTTGGCGGAAGCAAAAGACCAATATAAGTCATCGGCTCCAGACTATTATCCGAACAGCACAGTCGTTGGTTTTTCACCCGAAACAAGCATGGCTTTGGGTATGATACGCGATGAGGCGCTTGACCCAAGTGGCATGACTGCGCAAACCGCAAACGCGGTCAAGCAAAACCTAATGGGAACAAACCCTCTTTTGAATGCCGCTTTTCAGCCCGCAATCAATCAAGTCCAAAGCCAGTTTGCAAAGGCTGGCAGATATGGCAGCGGTGCAAACCAGCAAGCCCTAGCTTCAGCGCTGGCGCCTATTTCATACCAAGCGCAACAGGAAGCTATATCGCAAGCGCCGCAAGCCGCCAACATGGCTGCTCAACAGCTTGCCGGCGTTGGCGCAGCAAAAGAAAACCAATCGCAAGCAGAACTGCAAGGCCAGATCGACAAGTTTAATTTTGAGCAGAATAAAGATGCAGCCAAGCTTGCGGCATATATGGGCTTGGTTGGCGGCGGTACGGTTGGCAGTAATACAATCCAGCCGGTAAATCGCAACCCTGCGGCTTCGGTTTTGGGCGGCGCACTTGGCGGCGCGCAGTTAGGTGCAAACGCTGGCTTTAGCCCGATGATGGGTGCTGTCGGCGGTGGCCTTCTTGGCATGTTTTAGGGGGTTGTAATGGGAAAATATGACTTTTTGTTTAGCACTCCGCAAAACAGCTATTTAGATCAGGCTTTACCGCCGATCTCTCGCGCTCCTGTTCTAGCGAGGCCAAACGTGCCAGCGGCGCAAAACCGCCCAAAGCTTACTCCAGAAATCATGGCTGCATTAACTGGCCGCAACCTTTCGCGGCCAATGAGCCTGCCTATGCGCAGCCCTGTCCGCATGGCGCAGTCTAACAGCCCAATCCCTGCGCCTGCGCCCGCACCGGCTCCCTATACTGGCGCTTTGCCAATAAGCAAGCCGCCGATGCCAGCAAGGCCACCAATAACATCTGGAAACGCGCCTGATTTTGTAAAGATGCCGCTTCCGGCACAAGAACAGGCACAAGCGCCGTCAAACGGCTTTTTTGGCGGCCTGTTAGGCGATGGTTTTGACGATCCTAAATCGCAAGGCATCCTTGCCGCATCTGCCGCATTGCTAGAGGCTGGAGCGCCTGTGGTTGGCGGTGTTGCGCCTTCGCTTGGCAGCGCACTTGGCAAAGGCTTGCGCGCTGGAATGGGCGCCTATGGCGCTGCCAAAAAAGGCATCACCGATGCTGAAGATAATGCGATAAATCGCGAATATAAGCAGGCAATGACAGACCAGATGAAGGCTAAAATGAACAAGCCTTCACGAACATCTATTGCCGGCGGCGCTGCAACCCTAATCGAATATCCTGACGGCACATCTGAGATCGTTAAAAATGACGGCATCCAAGACTTGATCTTAGACCAGAAACGTGCGGCGGCTGATATTGAAATTGATACGGCCAGACGCAAAAAAGAACTTACAGACCCGAAAAATCTAACTGTTGCTGAAAAAGAATACGACAAAAAGACAGCCGCAAACTTGCAAGCCAAGCAAAGCGCGATTGACGATTGGCCTGCAACCAAAGCTTATTTGCAAGAGTTGAAGGGCAAGATTGACGGCGGCAGTTTTACTGGATTACTAGGGGAAACCAACGCAACCGCTGCAACGCTTAGTGATGATGAGCAGCAAGCCAGAAACTTCCTAGAAGGCCTCGCGCAAAAGCTTGCAAAAGCAAGAAACGGCGCAAGGGTTACTGATGCCGATGTTAATAACGCGCGGCGATCTATTCCGAACCTTTACCTTTCAAAAGAAAACTTTGCCGCAACCGCCGACAGGCTGATCCAAGAGTTTGAACTAGCGGCAGCACAAGCCAACGCTGAAGCAAACTTCCTTGAGGCAAATGGCACGTTTAAAGGCTATGAGCCGCCTGAGATCATCAACGGCGTGATCGTCACAAAGAAATAAGGATTAGCAAAATGGCAACTTATGATATCGGCGGCAAAAGCTACACTATTGATGACAGCCTTCCAAAAGCTGAAGTCAGAAAGATTTTGGAAGAATTAACATCGCAGAAAAGCGCTGCATCTGATCCAAGCAAAAAATCATCTGATCGCGATGTCGGGTTAAAAGATTATGGACGCGCAGCATTGCAAGGCCTGACTTTTGGCTTTGGCGATGAAATTGTTGCGGGCGCGCGCAGTTTAGGCGACCAAACTTATGAAGAAGCCCTAGCTGATGAGCGCGGCCAACTGCAAGCCGTGCGCGATGAAAGCCCATTGTTAGCAACCGGTCTTGAAATTGCAGGCTCCATTCCGACAGCCTTGATCCCTGCCGCCGGTTTAGCAAAACTTGGAAGCATGGGCTATAAAGCTGCAAAAGGTGCGCCAGCAATTTACGGCCTAGCGGCTGGTGAAGGCGCTCTTTATGGCGTTGGCTCATCTGACAACAAATCAACATCTGACGCATTAGGCGGCGCGCTTCTAGGCGCTGGTGCGGCAAAGGCTGTCAACATTGCTGGCAATGCTATCGGCAGAGGCATTTCAAAATATCGGGGTCGTGATAATTTTGGCAAGGACAAGCTGAATGAAGCTATTGCCCGCGATGGCGATACGCCGTCAACCCTTATAAGCAGGCTTGATGAAAACGCTCAGACAGGCGCTTTGCCTGAGACAATTTCTGATGTTGGTGGCGAGAATGTTAGAAACCTTGCTCGCGACATCCAAGCAACCCCATCGGCCGCAAGAAATGAAGCCGTCAAGCAGTTTGGTGAGCGCAACGCTAACCAAGATGAGCGCGTTTTGGGCGGGCTTATGGATGCGCTTGGAAGCCAGCAAGGCGGTATCAAATATCTTGATGATCTAAAGGATGCGCGCCGCGCGGCAGCGGAGCCGGCATATAAAGCAGCCTATCAAACTGACGAGGGCGTTGAGCGATTTGTTCAAAGCAACGAAATCGAGCGTTTTCTTGGCCGAAATGACTTTAAAGAGGCTTTTCAGCGCGCAGAACGCATTTTCAAAAATGAACAGTTTGTCAAAGATGAATTGGCTGATGTGCCTTTCCCAAAGCTTTTCGATGAAGTAGATGGGAAGCTTGTCCGCACCAAAGCGCAACCAACAGTTCGACAGCTTGACTATATAAAGCGCGGGCTTGATGACAACATTTCCGAAAAGGTAAAGCTTGGTGGGCTTGGCAACCAAGAGCGACAAGCGAATACTGCTATCCTTTCGCTATTTAGAAACAAGGTCGATGAAGTTGTGCCTGAGTATGGCGCAGCCAGAAAACAGTTTGGCGATGATCTTGATGTCGAAAACTCATATGAGCTTGGCAAAGGCCTTTTGAAAGTCAACAAAAGCGCTGATGCAGTTAGGCGCGAGTTTCAAGCCTTGCCAGAGCCGGCAAAGCAAGCTTATCGCGTTGGCGTTATAGATGAGATCACTAGAGGCCTTGAAAACAGCGCTAAATCCGGCAGCCGCCGCGATGCAGTCAAAAAAGTTTTTGATGGCCGCCAAGAGAAATTGCGCGCTTTGTTTGATACCGATGAAGGATACAAGAACTTTGAAAAGCTAATGCTTCGCGAAGCAAACATGCGGAACACTAGCGATTTCGTTACCGGCAACTCTGTTACCGCAAGAATGGGCGCAAGCTTAAACGATTTGACGCGTGACCCTGTTGACGTTTTTGCAATGGGCGGCCTGCGCGGCGCAGCGGTTGAAGGTGCAAGAGGACTTATGAAGCGGCGCCAACGCAAGGCGGCAGAGCGTATTTCCGACCAACTAGCGACACCAATGTTTAATTCGGCAGGCACTAGAAACTTTTTGCAAGGGCTAGAAGCCCGCGCCGCCGAAGCAACAAAGAACCAAAGGCGCCGCACGATGTTGTTGCCTGCATCTGGTGGCCTGCTTGGCGCCTATATGAACAGCGACAGATAACCCCTAAAAAAAGGAACACAAAATGAGTAAAAACAATTTCGGTCAGTACGATTCAACGGCTGCCAATAACACAGATGTCGGCGGGGTCAATCTTGCAGAAAATTCTATGTTGCCTAGCGATGTCAACAATGCTTTTCGCACGCTCATGTCTCATGTTAAAAACTTTGAGCAAGGCACAGACAGCATCACCAAGCTGGCTATTGGCGCAGGCTGGACTATAGAGCAGGATGGGTCAAACAACCTATTGTTAAGCTATTCCGGAACCGGCGTCCTAAAGGTAACTAGCGCGGGCGCAATTGTTGCGGCTGATGACATAACAGCTTTTGGAACTGTCTGATGGCTATTGCTGCAAGTGGGGCTGTCAGCTTCAGCGACTTGCGCACGGAGTTTTCGGGCGCGGGTGCAATTAGTTTTAGCAATTTGTATCGTGGCGGAACGCTAGTCAAAGGCAATGCGGCTAATAATACAGCGACAAATCTAGCCGCTTCCGTTCCCGCATCCGGCACAATAAATTTCACTAACTTTCGTGGCGCGGCGCGTGGCTGGCGGAAAACCTATTCGTCAGGTGCAGAAAACCAAAGTGCAAGCGCCATTTTTGGAACTGATTATGGGATAGATTATCCTAAAGAAATTGTGATTAATTCTGGCGTGACACTTGGAGCAACAAGCACAAGTGATGAAGCTTTAGAAATATCAACCGGCGGCGTTGGCTCTATCACGATCACAAACAATGGCACAATAATCGGGAAAGGCGGCGCTAGTAATTCAGTCGGCGGCGACGCTTTTGAAGCGTTTGTTGCGTGTACTTTTGTCAATAATGGGTTCGTCTATGGAGGCGGCGGC